ATTTACCGCAAATAAACCATATATGTTGGTATTAGAAGATTTCGATCGCTGTTCCATGTTTGATACCAATTATTATGGTGAATCAAAAGATAGTAAAGTAAATATAAGTACAATATTAAATGAATTGGATGGAGTTGCTGAAAGTTATGGACGATCACTTTGGATCACTGCCAATGATAAATCTCGTTTTAAAAATGTTAAAGGAATTAATGCGTTATTTCGACCAGGACGTGTAGATAAAACAGTTGAATTGCCCCATTGTACACCAAAACAAATTCAAAAAATTGTAAAACAGTTTATTAATGTTGATATTAAATTAGAAGATATTGGTGATCAACAAATCACACCTGCTCAGTTAATTTCGCTTTTACAAAAAAATATGGATAGTGAAGAAATGATTATGGAATTCAAATCCAAAATTTGTAATGAAAACTTAAGTACTTTAGCAGCAAATGAAAAAATAGATACCAATGTTAATTCAAAAAAAAATAGGCGATCGCGATTTAGGCGTTTTTCAGTTGTCAATCGGCGAAAACGCAAAATTAAATTGTTGCAATATAAAATCAAACAATCAAAAAAAGATTTTGCCAATATTAAAGTGGTTGAATCACAAATTCGAAAACAAAAAAAACTATTAAAAAAATCAATTGAAGCTGAAAATAAGCGAAAAATTAAAGAACGTCAAAAAGCAAAACGTGAAAAATTACTGGCAAAACAAAAAAAACAAAAAAAACAAAAAGAACAAAAAGAACAACAACTTGCAATTTCGAAAAAAAGAAAAAATCCAATCACTTCTACTGTCATTGGAACTGTTAATGATCCTTCCACCATTATTGAAACTGTCAATGATCCTTCCACCATTATTGAAACTGTCAATGATCCTTCCACCATTATTGGAACTGTCAATGATCCTTCCACCATTATTGGAACTGTCAATGATCAACCACCAGCAAAAATATTTAAACCAATAAGAACAATTGGAATGAGAACTAGAAGTGTTTATAAGGCACTTAAACAACAAAACAATTCATGACCAATCAATGCATTATTTTTTAAATAAATTTTTTTGTTTATTTAGAAAAATTATAAAATTAATTTGAAATATCACCTGAAAAAATAATTGTATATTAACTTGGGTGATCATAATATCATATAACGAATGGCTTTTAATGTTGAAAAACATATTACATTATCTGATTTAACAACATACAATCGTAAAAAGATACATAAACTAATTGGTGCTAAAAAATTAAGATTTTTAAATATAGACCAGTTATATGAAGAATTTAGATTTACACACAATTCATATAGTGTTGACTATTCATATGGACAACGATCAACAAAAAAAATGTTGTCGCGTAAAACTATTTTTGCTTATTTGATTCAAAATGAATCTGACAATGATTTGACATTTATGAAACAATATTTGGAGAATTATAAGGATTTTTTGCAATTTAATCAAGTAATATTAATCGATGATGAAAAATATAATGGTTGGAATTCATCAAATCCAAAACAAGTATTTTACTTGAATTATATGATTCAATTAAAAAAATGGAATATGATTACTATTTTATTGGGTTTTGATCTAGATCCACTACATCTTTATATGGGATTATTAGAATTATTACAAAATTGCGAAAAATTACATTATAAACCATTTCTACAAAAAATTGTAAAACAAATATTGAGTCATTCCAATGTCAATTTGAATAAAGAATCAATTAATTTATTAGACAAAGAAACAAACCATGTTACCAATTTCATAAAACAACACAACGATCAGGATTTGTTCAGCTTGGCAATTCAACATGGTCAATTTTCAATTATTCAACATAAATCATTTAATTATTTGAACCATATTAATGACACTAGTTCAATTATTGAAAAATTTATTAATAAAATGTTTGATGAAAATGGCACTGGTAATGTGGATTGTGACGAAAATAAAAATATAAAAGAAAAAGAAAAAGAACAGGAACAGGAACAAGAACAAGAACAAGAACAAGAACAAGAACAAGAACAAGAACAAGAACAATACAAAACAAATAATATACAAATATTGATGGAAAAAATGATTGAAACAATGATAGATCAAATTGAAAATGTAAAATTAATTGAAAAAACTATATTAACCATTATTTTAAATTGCAATAAAATTAACCATAATCAAGATATATTTTATTTACATATTTTCAAAAAATTAATACATAAAAAAACTTTCAAGATCAACAATTTGAAATTTAATTACCAAAGTGAAAATCGTTATTCGTCATTGCATTATACCATTATGAGCCAAATCATTAAATATTCTGATTTGTCCAGTACATTTATAAAAACAATAATGAAAATGATATTTGATCATGATGAATTTAATTGTAATTTAGCAAACCATTTTGAATCAATAAGTGAACTGAAACATTTGGAATTTTTGAAAAATACGAAATTTTTAAAACTGAAAAATCTTGACTTGGTAAAAAATAAACTGATCATAAAAATATTTACATGGGGTAATTTATCCCTAATTAAAAAAATATTAAATTGTAATCTTTTATCGAATATTATGTATGAAAAATATAATTATGATATTTATTCGTATGGACTGGTTTTTGTCTTTGAAAACATAACGGATAATAAAAAAATCGACCAACAAATAGAAATATTAGATCAATTAGTGACTTTAAATAATGTGCCTTTTTTAATCAAAATAAAGTCGATTCCAGTTGAACTTATTAAAAATATAAAAACCTATTTGTGCAAACCAATGAAAAATACCACATTTTATTGTTCATCATAAATTTAAACATATCAACATATCAACATATTATTTACCATTATTTGATTTACTTTCCCATTTTGTCAATGTTTTGTCAATGTTTTTTTTAGATTCTTTTATATTTTTACAAAAATGACGTCTTTGTTGTGCAATAAAATACAGTACAATTCCCGTGCTCACTGCCAAGTTCATACTTTCCACTATACCGCATGTTTCGATTTGAATACATTGGTCGCTTTTTTGAACAGCTTCTTTTGAAATTCCATGTGTCTCATTTCCAAACCAAATTGCCAAATGATGTGTCGTAAAAGTACCTTCACTCAAATATGTGTTTTTTACCGAATCACTTTTATGAGGAGAAGTCACAACTGATTGATAATGTTTTCGCTTTAAATGTTCAAAACATTGTGATGTAGACTCAAATCGCCTCACATATGCCCACTTAACAGCTGATGAAGACACACAATTAAGATATTTGTTTGATCGCATATCTTGCCAATTTGATGGCAGTAAATTATGTCCATCAACTACATACAATTTCGAAATTCCAAGAGTGTCAATATTTCGAAGGACAGTTCCAACATTAGTTAGATTTTTTGGATTTTCCAATACACAAATCAAGGTTCGATGTCGGAATTTTGATGAATAATCTGCTTTTTGTCGAAGTCCAGTACGTTTTTTATATTCTTTTGGTTGTTTAGACATTTTTTATTAACAAATTAATCAACAAAAATATAATAAATCAATTTTTATTTTCACTTTGACAATTAGAAATACAAACAAATCAATAAAAAAAAATGTTTTTATTTTATTGATTTGTTTCATTTATTGTGAATACCACTCCACTTCCATTTCCATTTCAATGCGTTTTTGTTTATCTCCAAGACTTTGTTCTTCTAACTGTTTCTTTATATGTGCTTCCAACCGTTCCTTCTTTTTCTTTTCGCGTTTTTGTTTACGTTGCATCATTTTTTGTTTTGCCTCTTTTCTTTTCAACATTGCCTCTGAGTCAGGTGGTTTTGGTGAAATCCAAATTCCCTCAGCATGAGCACCATAATTATAACAAACATAAGTGCTATTAAAACCATAAGAAGAAGTTACTGGCCAATAACCCATTTCAAGTAACACATCCAAAAATGCTGCTTTTGCCTCAACCAACGATAAACCAGATACCACTACAGTATCATGATTTGCCATGTGATTACGTCGAATCTCGTAAGTTTGATTTAATGGGTCATCACTTTCGCAATGTGTTTTGTACATTGAGGGATGTTCAGTATCCACGTATGGACATTGTGGACATTGTTTTTCAGGATTAGATGACATAGTCTCAACAGAATAAAAATAACGTGTGGTAACGTTAAAATGAAATACATAAATTAAAATCAAATTTTTTTTTTTATGGAAGACGTGGTACTGTAATGGATCACATTGTATTTTTTCTTGTTGCTCAGAATATGTTCTTTTTTGTCCAGATCGAAACCGACAATCTATATGTTTTTCATGATCGCGCGAGTAAGAACGTACAAATTTCAATTTGTTACTTATGTGATCTCTATAACAATTTGCATCATAATAATATGAAAAGTAATGATCATTATATAAAAAATCTTCAAGTGGTGTTTTAGGATTATTGGAACTAGATGTGGATAACTGAACGCCTTTGATTGGTATGAAAATATCAACATCAGAGTTTTTCCATATTTCGTCCCATGCATTTTGTAAAATGAAGGATCCAGAAACAACCGCTTTAGCCTGGCTCATTTCCTTCCAAAAATTAGAATAATCTTTTCCAAAATAATTCTGGAAAAAACGATCTATTTTTCCACAGGCACTTTGTCTATAAATTGTCTGAATTTTATTCCAATAGTCATGATTTTTATGATTGACTGTTTTACATAAAGAAACTAAATCGTTTGGGTATAAATAACTTAATAAATGATAAAATAAATTTTTGTCCAAGGTATAAAACATATTAAATTGATGTAATTTTTAGTTTGCATATTAATTTTCAAATTTAATAATTTATTTAAATCAATTATAACAATGACTACAATGACTACAATGACAACTAGACTAACCATCTAAATTATCGTCCATGTATCTTGTTATCTTATGCATATACATTTACTAATTTGTTTATTTTTAATTGACATAAGATTAAAATTTGAAAAATAAAAAATGTTTATGAATGAATGGCATGATATCAAAAAAAAACATAAAAAAATGAATACACTTACATCCATGAATAAACTAAATGCATTTTTAGGAAGTTTTTTACGAAATAATTTAACGACATCAAGTAATAACAAAGAAATTTTAATTGAATTGTGTAAAAACAAAAAACCAAATTTAATTAAGCATATGATTACAAAATATGGTTGGGATAAATATATACAAGGTCGAGTTGGAAATATTTTTCATGTTGCTTGTAAATATGACGATTTAAAAATGGTGAAATTTATAATACAACATTTTTCATATGATTTAAATATTGTAAATTCAGCAGGTGACACAGGATTTCATGTGGCGGCAAATTGTGGATCAATCAAAGTATTAAAATATTTATTAGATTCAAAATATTTTGATATAAATGCGTTGAATGATTATGGTGCAAATGCTTATCATTGTGCAGCAGCGGGAGGGGATATTGATATTATGATTTTTTTAGAAAAACAAAAAATTAATATATTTCATAAGGATACTGAAGGATGGGATGCACTGATATATGCAGCTGATTCATCTGAACTTAAAACAGTTAAATATCTTTGTTTAAAATTTAACTGGAATTACAAAACAACAACAAAATCAGGAGAAACAATTGCTGATTTAGGTGATGATTCAATTGGAAAATATTATAATAAAAAAAATCTCAAACAAAAATTTAAACAAATTGATAAATCAATTTTACCAAATGTGTCGTGTGGCATTTGTCTAAATGAATTTCAAAAAAATGAAAATATTTGTAAATGTCATAACAACCATGTGGTTCATAAAAAATGTTACATGAAACATTTAAATATTAATAATATTTTTTCAAATTTCGAATGTATTATTTGTAAAGATAACGTTATAAATTGTACATTTTCATATAATGAACATCTTGTTGATAACAACATGAACAATGAAAATAGATGTGTCAATGTTGACAATGTTGACAATGCCGTCAACAACAAAAAACGTAGTAGTAATGATGACGATTCCATTTACGATTGTGAAGGTCATGATGGTCCTCCTCAAAAAAAAAAAATGATTCGAACCAACTCGCCGGTTTTTTAAAATTGAAAATTTAGCCAGATTTAATTCAATCTAGGTTATTAATCAATTCTTTTTTTTTTAATTTGATTTAAAATAAAAAAATAAACCTTTTTTTTATTCATAAACCAAACAAAAATTAAGAAATGACATTTACAAATATATTTAATATTGGAAATTTAATAGTTGGTGCGCTGTGGACAACAGCAATCGCAACTACAATCAATACCACTACTTTAATTACCACCACTACTACCAATCAATCAAAAAAGAATTTTGATAAAAAAAATAATAATAGAAAACATAAACATGGAAATGGGGATATAACTTATGCTTGGTAAGTTGAAATTAAAATTTAGCAATTAATTCACATCCAATCCAATATTTTTCTCCACTGATCAATTTGTCGCCCTTATGCCATAAATCAATGTCAAATAACAATGCAGTACCTTGTTTTGGATGAATGGTTACTGTTGGTTGAAAATTATCTGTGAAAAACGATGTTGTACCACCTTCAAAATCATCATTTAAATAAATGAGTAGAGTGTATTGGCTTTTTTCTTTTGTGTTTTTATTATAAAATAAACCAGTATCTGTGTGAAGTCCAAAATTATTGTTGGAAAGATATTTTCCAGTCATAATCAAATTATTGGCACGAAGAATTGGATTTGTAACCAACGTTTTTATTTTTGGCAGTGTGTTGATTTTTTCAAAAAATGATGTTGCAAGTGACTGATCAATGTATTTGTCGTTTTCAAAAAGACCTGTATTTGTAAAGCATATTTTATTTGATTTTGTATTGATTTGATTAATAAATTGGCGGCATTCTTGTTTTGTTAAAAAATGATCTATTGTCCATATCTGATTTTTAATATGTTGATGAAGTTCCATTATATTTGTTATTTGTTATTTTAATTATTTAAGTTTTTTATTTTTAAATAATTTAAACCCATGTGCACTTATTTGTAAATTGCATTTGTAAGTCGTATACAATTCCATAAATCTTTTTTACGATTTTTTGTTTTCATTCGAACATGAAAATGTCCTGGTTTTAAAATATAGTTTTTTATTAAATAATGGGAAATATATGTTCGATTGCGCAAAGAACATCTTCCTAATTGTATTTTGTGTTGATGGCATAAAATTTTCCCAATAACCACGTCATCCAATAATATTTTGACACTACTAATACTTGGTTCATTTTTTAAGACAATTTCTACTTGATCCTTTGATAAAATATAGCAAGCACCTGAAACAAATTGTGTGTTGGATTGTTTATCATATCCAATAACACCAGCATAACAATTTTTATGCGGTAATAAATTACATTGTCGTATTAAATTAGAAAGAATAAAAAAAGATGACAAATTTGTTCGGATGATATGATGATAAGTATGGTTTTGCTGAATAAATTCAAATGCTTTAATTGTTTTTTGAAAAATACCCGGAATTCGTGATTCATAAATAGATGGGAAATTCAATATATTTTTTTTATCAATACCAAGATCATCATTATTTTGTTTATTTTTTCCAGATCCAAATACAAAATAAACTTGAACACTTAGATTTTGTTGGTTGATAATTTGAATGATTCGTTTCCAATAGAATCGAATAAATCCATCATAAATTTTAGATCTAGAAGCAATAACCAACATACAAATATTTTTATGTGTTTTGGCCATATTGTTTATACCGTGAGATTTAAAATTTCAAACAATTAAAAAACAAACAATTTAAAAAACAAATAATTTAAAAAAAAAACAAAGGGAATAAAATAAATTAATGATGTGATGTGAGTAAATAAAATTTGATTTTATTTTATTTTTTGTTGGAAATATTAATAAAACAAACAACCACAGAAACAAAATGCCTTATTCATTTGCCCTTCGCGAAAGACAAACACAAGAATATTGGAAAAAACACAATGTTCCTCGCCTATTATTAAAAAAAAATAAAAACACTGGAAACACATTTGTGTTTTATGACGGACCACCATTTGCCACTGGAACTCCACATTATGGTCACATAATTGGATGTAGCATCAAAGACAGTGTATGTCGTTATGCATTAATGAATGGAAAATATATTTATCGTCCAGCAGGATTTGATTGTCATGGATTGCCAATTGAATATGAAATTGAAAAAAAATTGGGTATTAAAACACATGCTGATGTTCAGAAATATGGAATCCGAGAATATAATAATGAATGTCGTCAAATTGTATTACGATGTGAAGGTGATTGGGAAACAATGTTGACTCGTTTTGCTGTAAGTAAAGATTTGGAAAATGATTATAAAACAATGGATATGAGTTTCATGAATTCTGTTTGGGGAGTAGGTGGAATTATTTATAATAGAGGTCTCATGTACAAGGGATTTCAAATTATGCCTTATTCAACTGCTTGTGGAACTCCTTTATCCAATTTTGAAGCAAAATCAAATTACAAAGAAGTTATGGAAGAATCAATCGTGGTTACATTCCAGGATGCCCAAAACAAAGATTGGAATTATTTGGTATGGACCACTACACCATGGACTTTACCTAGTAACATGGCGTTATGTGTTAATCCCAATATTGAATATGTTGTTGTTGAGACAAATGGTAAAAAATATGTATTGGCGAAATCCTTGGTACATGAGAATTTTAGTGTTGGTAAAGGGAAAAAAAAGAAATTACCAGCTGATCTTAAAATTCTCGAAACATTTTCAGGATCAAAATTACAAAATAGACGATATCTTCCAATCTTAGATTATTACAAAAAAGAAGATACTGCAAATAATTATTCATATACTATTTTAGCTGATGAATTTGTTTTGGATGATTCTGGAACAGGAATTGTTCATATTGCTCCCGCATTTGGTGCGGATGATTTCCGCGTTTGTCGTCATCACAATATTATTGATAAACGAGGGACAGGAATTCGTTGTCCAGTTGATAGTAATGGTCGTTTTACAGAACCAATAAATGATTATGTGGAAAAAAACGTGAAAGATTGTGACAAAGATATTATTCGCTATTTGAAAACAAAAGGAAATTTGTTTAAACGCATCAACACAACACATCCATATCCTTATTGTTGGCGCTCCGATACACCACTTATCTACAAAGCCGTTTCTTCCTGGTTTATCAATGTGGAAGAATTGAAAGAGGATCTTGTTAAAAATAATGCGAAAGTTCATTGGGTACCTGATCATGTTGGACACAAGCGATTTCACAATTGGTTGGAAAATGCACGTGATTGGGGTATTTCTAGATCGCGCTATTGGGGCACCCCAATTCCCATTTGGACAGACAAAGAGGAAACTGAATTCCAATATGTTTCAAGTGTCGGTGAATTAGAACAACTTGCTGGGTTTGAAAAAGGATCTATTAAAGATCTCCATCGGGATACAGTGGATCAAATTACATTTGTATCTCCAAAAACTGGAAAAACACTTCGTCGAATCCCAGATGTTTTTGATTGTTGGTTTGAATCTGGCAGTATGCCGTTTGCGCATCAAAATTATCCAGAAAATCAAGACATCAATTTTCCAGGTGATTTTATT